GCAATTTAAAAGTTCCGAGTTTTTGTCTTCATAATGAATGTTTTTTGTGCGTGGGGCGGGGCGCCCAGGCGGTGCCCCGCTTACTTTTTCGGCATTTAGTTTTTGAGATGATCATACGCCGGGCGGCCAGGGACACGGCTGCCCGGTTTTTTACCACCCTTAAATTTTGGAACTATGCTATTAGAAATTTTCCTCGCCGCCGCCCTGGCCCAAGCCCCGGCAGCGCAACCCAAGCCCAAGCCCGTGCCGCCCATTGCGGTTATTGTTATCCGGAGCAATTCACCTATCCCATCACCAAGCAAAATCGCAAAGCCATGCCCCGTACCTACGGCCCCGAAACACTGATTACGATATATTCAGAACAAACGAAAACGGGGCACTATCGCTATATGTTTATGTGCCCAGTTCGCCTTGCCGCTCTGCTGAATCCTTCGAAAATCATGGGCGAGGCTACAAAAAGAAGCGCAATTCGTCTAATTAAAAAGGCAGTAACGTACCACATGCAGCGGGCGTCAAGCGTGGAGCAAATTAAAGAACTTAGCGAACTGCTTAAAAAGTACAATTATGCACCCTCTAACGTGGATTAGCGGCTTTGTTGGCGCGGTGTGCGTAATCATCGTCTTTGCCTACGTCATTGCCTGGCGCGAGGTGCGCCGGGAAAAGAAAAAAGGATATAGATGATTCCTGCAATACTTGCACTTACTTGTGATCGTATTGATGAAACGGCGCGCACCTGGGAGGCCAACCTCCGAGGGCGCGCCGTCCCGGTTTACTGGTGGGACAATAGCACCGACCCGGAAGCCCAGGCAGCGCTGGACGCCCTGGCCGACCGCTACGAAATCCGGCAGCGGTGGCGGCCCGGTAAAAACATGGGCATTGCAGCGCCGCTGAATTACATGATGCGGAAGGCTTTTGATACGCGCGTGGATGTCGTGATTACTATGGCCGACGACATTATAGAAGAAGAATTGTGGATTTTTAAATTAATCGAAGGACTTGAAAAAATACCGCGCGCGGGCATTGTTGCATCTCCGCCTATAATGCAGCACATGAAAACTGCAAGGTATGTTAAAAATGCAGATAGTGAGATTTGTTACGAAGAGGGCGACGTGATTGGTAATTGGGCTATTTCAAAAAGCACTTTTAAAAAAGTAGGTGAACTTCCGGAATATTACGGCATATATGGCCCAATAGACCTGGATTATTGCGCGCGCGTTCGCAAGGCTGGTCTAAGGACTGTTTACCGTAGCGATATGGCTTCTAATCATATTGGGCATAGTTCACCTTTACATTATGAAAAAATGAAAAGCCTTGACGCTTCACACGTAATATATGCCCAAAAAATGAAAGAAATTAATGGATAACCCGATACACCATACCGCATACGTTCACCCAAGCGCTATTATTTACCCAGGCGTTACGGTGATGCAAATGGCTTATATCGGCCCGCTTTGCGTCATCGGCGCCCCGCCGCAAATTAACGGCTTTCTGGGTAAAAATGCAGGCGTTACTATCGGTATCGGCGCACGCCTCGAAAAACTTGTTACGGTAGATGCTGGCGAAAAGCGCACCACGGTAATAGGCTCCGGGTGTATGCTAATGGCCAATGCTCATGTCGGCCATGATTGCATCCTGGAGCCCTGCGTTGTGCTTAGCGTCGGCGCGGCGCTTTCCGGCTACTGCCACATAGGTCAGGGCGCTAACCTTTCCCTGAATTGCTCCGTGCATCAATATCAACGCATAGGAGCTTATTCCATGCTGGGCATGGGCGCGGTGATTACCAAACACGCGCAAGTACTTCCGGGCACCATGTGGGCAGGCGTGCCGGCAAAGCAGATCGGCATCAACAAGGTAGGCCTTGAGCGGTCGGGATTGAGTGAAAAAGATCTTCACGATTTAACCTTAAAATTTTTAAGCTATGACCCTAAATAACGTATTCAACAAATGGGGCACCGATAAGGGCAACAAACACAATGCAGCGCACAATTATGCACCGATATACGAGCAGATTTTCGAAGACATTAAGGTAGAAAACCTGCTGGAGATAGGTATTGAAAACGGCAATAGCCACAATGCCTGGGCTGAATATTTTCCTGATGCCATGATTTACGGGGCTGATCGAAAGCCTATTGACATAGATCACTTACGCATTTTGCAACTTAAATGCGATCAAAACGATATTGATAGCTTTTTTACCGATCAATGGCAATCTCTGCCGCTGATGGATATTATTATTGATGATGGTGGTCATTGCATGAACCACCACGCAATTACCCTTGCAGCGCTTTGGCATAAGGTCAAGCCTGGCGGTTATTATGTGATTGAAGACGTGCATACCTGCAATTATCCAAAAGGCTCTGAATTATTTGGGCAAGCAGTTATGAATGACATTGCAAATACACTTGTTACCTTCCGCGATTACTTAATCAGCATTAATAAGCGTACACATGTTTTCAATACCCCTTTTGCCGAACTCAAAAAATTAGATACATTCGATATAAAATCTGTACGCATAATTGGTGATAACAACAGCGACACATTAGATATTAAAAATATTATGAAGCACGGTTTAATCGTTATTAAGAAATGCCCCGTATAGATACCGAACGCCCCGGCTACCTGCCTGACCCGCCTGATCGCAAGCCCAGCAGCGACCAGGCTTTTTATCATTCCCCCGCATGGCGAAAGATGCGGCGCGTTCACCTTACCGCAAACCCGCTCTGCGCCGCCTGCGAGGCGCGCGGATTGCTCACGGATTGCACGCGCTACCGCATTGGCGCAATAGACCATATTGTAGCTATCGGCGCGGGCGGTGCGGTGTTGCACCCGCTAAACCTGATGACGCTTTGCGCTTCGTGCCACAATGTCAAAAGCGCCCTGGAGCGGCACGGCTTAGCGCTTAGCGCTTACGGGGAACACGGGGAAAGGCTGCCGGGCAAGGGCGAGCGGGAGCGGGTGATTCAATTAATCAACAGTCATAAACCTTAAGACTATGCAAGACCTTAAAATACCAAATTTACCTGGAGTGTATTTTCTTTACGATTCAAGAAAAAATTTAATTTATATCGGCAAAAGTTACCGATTAAGCGAAAGGATTGCTATTTCTGCAAAAGAAAGAAAATCGGAGTTTTTTAAATATGCGATAACAAAAACTTGTTTTGATGCTGATTTATATGAGATTTATTACATAGCCAAATTTAGACCAAGACTTAATGTTTCAAAATGGCATGGAAACGACTTAACTACTATTAATTTACCTGATTTAAAATTTTCTGAATTTAATGATTGTAAAACATTGTTTTTAGAAAAACATGATAAAGTAAAAAATAACCGTTTACCAAATCGTAATGAAATTACATCTAAATTTATATCAAATAATTTTGATGTTTTAAAGCCATTTAATCAAAAGGATATTGTATTAAAAATTCAGCATGGTTTAAAAATTTCAGAAAAAACAGCTCGCAGGCGAATTAATGAATTGGTGCAAAGCAATTATCCTTTAGGCAAAAACGGTAATTATGTTTTAAAATCATCGGTTTCAAAAGGACAGCAAACTATTTATTATTTTGCAAAGCAATCACAATCAGCGGTATGAACGTACAAATTGGAGTTGGAAAAAGTAAATGGTTCAACGGCGATAGCGACAACGCCCAGGCGTTCTACCGCCTTTGGCCGTTCGCTAAGCTGCCAGGCGTTACCGTGCATGAAGAGCCGATAGTCAGCCTATCCACGCTGCACAAAATGGACTGGATTGTCCTTCATCAACCCATGGACCCGGTTTGCCTGCAATACATTGCAATGGCTAAGAAAATGGGTGTAAAGGTTTGGCTGGATATGGACGACCTGGTAATCTCCGGCTCCGTGCCTCCCTCCAACCCCGCCGCGCACTTCTTCCGCCCTAAGCAAGTGCAGGACGTGCTACGCCTTAGCCTGGAGGCAGCGGACGTGGTGAGCGTTACCACGCCGACGCTGAAGGCCGCCCTGGTGCAATGGCTGCGCGTGGATGCGGCGAAGGTTCACGTAATACCCAACGCGCTGCCGGATGAACTTTGGGCGAGGCGTGCGCAGGTGCCGGAACTTGACGGCAATTACAAAGCGTTATGGAGAGGTAGCATAACTCACATGGGTGATCTATTGTTACTTAAAGACGCCTTCAAAGATTACGACGGACTTGACTTTGTATTCTATGGGCATGAGCCTTGGATGCTATATGAGCGCTATGGCGGAAAACTTACAAAGGTATTATTGAAGGACTGGAAGGCAGGGGTATTAAATTACCTAGATGACTTAGCCTCTGAGGCTTTTGATTTTGGTTTTGTATGCTTAGAAAACGTACCATTCAATCAGGCTAAGTCTAATATATCCTGGTTAGAATGCACCTGGGCAGGCGCTGCCTTCATTGCGCCGCGCTACATGCCTGAGTTCAATAAGGCTTGCATAGTAGGCTACGGTAAGCCCGATGCGCCCGTAGGCAAGCACTATGCCCATGACCTTGCAGCGGTATTCAAGGACGTGGCAGCGGGCAAGGTTGACCGGGACGCGCTGCACCGGGCGAGCGTGGCTGAGGTTGAGGCGAACTACCTGCTTAGCGTGGTGAACCCGGTGCGAGGGGCGTTGCTGGGATTGAATAACGTAACTAATTGATAATGAGGGTAGGGCGGGGTCAAGAATCGTGGGTTTTGCCAAATCATCACAGCCCATAACCCTCTCAACACACAGGGCAAATTTTGAAAATTAGCTATCTGGCTAAAAAATAAATAATTATGGAAAAAAGTATCAACCCCGGCCCTGGGCGTCCCAAGGGCGCGCAGAACAAGATGAGCCGGGACTTGCGCGAGACAATTAAAAAGTTCCTGGAAGGCACCTTCCCGGATGTTGCCGAATCATTTGACAAGCTCGAAGACAAAGACAAGATAAACCTATGGATACGCCTGGCCGACTACGTGATACCCAAGCCGCAAAAGCAAGACTTGAACACGGGCGAACAAGCCGCAGACCCCCTCGCCAACCTGATGCGCCCCAGGTGAAGCCCTGGGAGGAATACCCCGCCGCCCTGCTATCCGGCGCCCAGCCCTCCGGGCACTTAGCGCGGCGCGCGGTGGAGCGGCAGGCAGCCTGGCACGACTTAGAGGATAGGTACTTCGATGAAATAGAGGTTGAGCGCGTGTTCAGCCTCTTTTCCCTTTTACGGCACACCTCCGGCGACTACGGCGGCAAGCCCTTTGCATTGCTACCGTGGCAGGCGTGGATAATTGCGCAGATATTTGGCTGGCGGTACACGGCCACCAGGAAGCGGGTGATCCGGAAGGCGTATATCGAAGTGGCAAAGAAAAACGGGAAAACGGAACTCGCTGCAGCCATTGGTCTTATCATGACTTTCTTTGACGGGGAATACGGCGCGGAAGTTTACACCGCCGCAAACAAGCTGGAGCAGGCAAAGATATGCTGGGGCAGCGCGGCGGCGATGGTGCGGTTTCTAAAGCTGGATAGCCCCTTTTTTGATAAGATGGTTGAACTTCATGACAGTTTCAACAATAGCAAGATATTTTCGCGTGAATACAATTCTAAGTTTATCCCCATTGCCTCCGATTCAAAGACCTTAGATGGTCTCCGTCCAAATTGCGCAATAATAGACGAATTTCACGAAAGCACGGACGACAGCGTCCTGCGCAACCTGGAATCCGGAATGGTAAACCGGGCGCAGCCGCTGCTATTCATTATCACCACCGCCGGCTTCAACATCAACGGCGCTTGCTATCAATACCGCAAGGTTGTAACGGACATCGTCGAAGGCAAAGCCCAGGACGATAGCACCCTGGGCGTGATCTTCACCCTGGACGACACGGACGACTGGAAAGACCCCGCTGCCCGCATAAAGGCTAATCCGTCCCTGGGCACCACGCCGACGCACGAGGCCATGGACATTGCAATGCAGCGGGCGCTGAACGAGGGGCAAAGTAGCGAGGTAAATTTCAAGACAAAGAACTTAAATATCTGGGTGCGGCAGTCAAAGACGTGGATTCCTGACCATGTATGGATGGAGTGCGCTAAACCCATCGAAATCGAGGCCTTTAGAGGTCGGCGAGCCTTCGCCGCCTTTGACCTTAGTTCAAACCGCGACCTTACCGCCTTTGGCCTCCTGTTCCCCCCGGACGATGATCAGGGCGACTTTGTTTTCCTTTGCCGGTATTGGATACCGGAAGACAACGTAGAAGCAAGGGTTAGGAAAGACCGCGTGCCCTACATGGACTGGCACCGCGCCGGAATCCTGGAGTACACGGAGGGCAATATCACCGATCAGCGCCGCATCGGCGAGGCGGTCAGCGAGGCGGCGACGTTGTACGACCTGGAAAGCATCTATTACGACCGCTGGCAGGCTACAAAGCTGGCTACGGAACTGGCTGACCAGGGCGCGCGGGTTGTGCCCTTTGCGCAAACCGTTACTAACTTTAACGAGCCCATCCGTATGATTGAAGAGCTAATAAGTACAAAGCGCTTTGCACACAACGGCGACGAAGTTCTCCGGTGGATGGTCGGCAACGTGGCCATGAAGTACTGGAACGGACTATGTAAATTCGATAAGGATAAGAGCCGGGAAAAGATAGACGGGCTTGTCGTAATGGCTATGTGCTTTGCAGGCTACCTTTCCTGGCTTGCTAAGAACGGCGAAAGCGTGTACGCTGATAGGGACTTGTTTATGTTGTGAAATTAGCCTATTTTTGTGCCCATGGACGATATGGTATATATCCCGATGAAGGTATTTTCCACCCTGCACCCGGAAGGCTACCAGGAGCGCTTTTGGCACTTTGTCCAGGCCTCCGCAATGAATCATCGCGAAGCCTGGGAGGCGCTTGAGGAAGAACGCAGCGCGCACGGGCTACCGGAACGCTACAGCAGCTACGAATCCTTCAGGGCTGCCAGGTGCGCGTCGCGGGGGGAAAAGAACGACGGTAATTAGGTTCTAATAGTTTAAGGTTTAATGGATTGGGAAGCCGGGCAATTTGTCCGGCTTTTTTGTTTTTGTGTTAACTTTATTAACGCTTTTTGTATCAAAATACCCTGAATTTTGTACTCAAAGTGTGCAAATGGGGTTTTTTGAGGGTTTATCGCGGGCTTTTGGATTTCAAACGGCAAAGGCGGTAGAAACGCCTGAAAAACGTATGTTGCAAGGCAACGCCATTGATGAGCTACTCCTTTCCCGTATTTTCCAATACCCGAACAACACAAAACAGCCGATCAGCGCCGATAGCGTCCTTTCCCTTTCAACGGTATGGCGCGCGGTCAATATCATCAGCGATTCCATCGCCTCGCTGCCAGTCAACGTCATGGAAATGCGCGCGGACGGCTCCAGGTCAATCGCCATGCGGCACCCGGTGCAGCGGCAAATGGCCTTTCAGCCTTCTATTAATTACACCAAGTACAATTTCTTTCAAACGATTGTTAGCCACGCCCTACTTTTTGGCAACGGCTACGTTGAAATTAACCGGGAGCGCGTTACGGGCTATCCGAAAAACTATACTATCCTGGCGCCTGACCGCGTGGTGGTCAAGGAGCGCAACGGCGTAATCTATTACGAATATACGGAAAAGATGCCGGACGCAACGAACGGAATGCAGGCAAGCGTCCGGGAAATCCGCGCGGGCAACATGGTACACATCAACGGGCTATCCTGGAACGGCGTTACCGGGCTGCAGGTCATGCGGATGCTCGCCGATAACTTTGGCCTTGCCCTGGCCAATCAGCAATACCTGAACAAGTTTTTCAGCGAAGGCGCAACCATCTCCGGCGTCCTGCGCCACCCTGGCCGCCTGACTGCCGACGCGATCAAGCGCCTCCGGGATTCCTGGACGGGCACTTATGGCGGCAGCACGAATAGCGGCAAGGTAGCTATCGTCGAGGAGGGCATGGAATACCAGGCCATTGGCCTTAGCCCTCAGCAGGCCGGGGCGGCGGATACGAAAAAATTAACGATCAGCGATATTGCCAGGATTTTTGGCGTGCCTCAATTCCTTTTAGAAGACCTCGACCGGGCAACCTTTTCCAATATTGAACACCTCTCGCTACTTTTTCGGCAGCACACGATCCGGCCATGGTGCAAGCGCATAGAAGCCGAATTGAACACTAAACTTTTCCCGGTAGACGAGCAAGTAGCCTATCAAGTCGTTTTCGATATTGATGACCTGGCAATGAGCGACCTGGATAGCCGCTCTAAGTGGGTTGAAAGTATGATGAAATGGGGTATCCTTAACCGGGACGAAGTGCGCAAAAAGGAAG